GCGGTATATCCTGTTGTAGATAATATAGAGGACTTAATAACTAAAGCATTTTTTTCACAGAGAGGGTCTAAATCAGCAGTAGTATATCCGATAAAAAAAGGTTCGGAATTTATTGCGATTGTAGGTTTTGAATGGACCCATAAGCCAGAGAAATTAGATAATATATTTTCTAAAATTGAGGCAGACGTAAAATCTATGGGAGACACCCTTTCTAAATTATTATAGGAGCCATTATGAGTTCTGAATATAACGAGGAAACAGATAATAGAGAACATTTGTTGAGTGAAGAAGAAAGTTCAAGTCTAAATACATCAGGAATAAAAAAAGGAAGAAAAACCATAAAAAATAAAATACAGTTTCAATTAACATTGAACGAAGAACAAAAGAGAATAAAGGCAGATGCTCTTCGTGATGATATATCGGTCTTTGTTGGTAAAGCCGGTTCCGGTAAAACATTATTAGCAACACAAATTGCTCTTGAATGTTTCTTTTACCGTGAAGTTGAAAAAATAATAATTACAAGACCAACTGTATCTAATGAAGATTTGGGTTTCCTTCCGGGAAATATAAAAGAAAAAATGGATCCTTGGTTGTCTCCAATACAGGCGAATATGTTTCAACTGTACCATAAGGAGAAAATTGAAAAGTTAATGATGGAAGATAAAATAGAAATTGCTCCTATTTCATTTCTTCGTGGTAGAACATTTGTAAATGCCTGTGTTATCGTTGATGAATCACAGAATGTTACTAAAGCACAGATGGAAATGATATTGTCTCGTCTTGGTATTAACTCAAAGATGATGCTAACTGGCGATATATCCCAAATTGACTTAAAACAGAAAAAAGACTCTGGTCTACCATATTTATTCAATATGAAGGATAAAATAAATGGATTGGGGGTTTATGAATTAAAAACAAATCACCGTCATCCTATTGTTGATGATATATTAAAGTATTTTGAAGAAACAAAATCCGAGAAATAAATGACCGAAATTCCTATTTGGCCTGGTAGTTCCAGTTTTACAACTGGAAGCACACCGTTTGGAACATTTGATAGTGATTTAGAATTTCAAGTAGAAGCAGATTCTTTTGCTGATTGGTGTGCAAAAAGACTTGGTTATCCACTTGTTGATGTTGAATTGCAAGATGTAAACTTTTATACCTGTCTCGAAGAAGCTGTATATGAGTATTCATATCATGTCAATCAATTTAACATTCAACAAAATTTATTGAGTTTGATGGGTTCATCAACAAATTCTAATGTAACACAAAGAAACATATCTACCAATATGGGTGGTCTTGTACAATTAGCAACAGAATATGGTAGTGAAACTTTTACCAATGGTAATGTTGCTTTTTATTCATCATCTATTGATATAAAAACAGGACAACAAAAATACAATTTAGATACATTGATTCGTAGTGTAAAAACTCCAACAGGATCTATTGAGATAAAAAGAGTTCATCACTATTCTCCACCAGCATCTATTCGTTTTTATGATCCATACTTGGGTAATCAGGCAATGTTAGATACATTTGGATTTGGTGCATATTCTACTGGTGTATCATTCATGTTGATGCCTATGTATGCAGATTTACTTCGTGTTCAAGCGATAGAATTTAATGACATGATGCGTAAATCTGCATTTACATTTGAATTGATAAACAACGAACTTCGTATGTTTCCGGTTCCAACAAAGGATTTCAAACTATGGATTGAATATATTGTGAAAGAAGAAAGAAGCAATCCACTAAAATATCCAAACGGACAAGTTTCTGATATGTCAAATGCTCCTTATGATTTTATGACATATTCTCAAATAAATTCTGTTGGTAAAAGTTGGATATATTCATTTGGTCTTGCTTTAGCAAAAGAAATGTTGGGTTATATTCGTGGTAAATATGGTAGTATTCCGATACCAAATGGTGAAACAACATTGAATGCATCGGATTTATTAAGTGCAGCCGGAACAGAAAAACAGACATTAGTAGATCAATTGAGAACAATGTTAGATACAATGACTCGTTCAAAATTATTAGAGGCAAAGAGATTAGAAACTGAAGCATTGGCTGCAAGTCTTAATGGGACACCTTTAGCAATTTACATAGGATAATAAAATGCCACTATTTCACGGACAAAGAGATGCTGGTCTTGTTCATAAATTTAATATGGAACTGATAGCAGACATAATAGATACAGAAGTTGCTGTCTATAAACTTTCCATTGAAAATACAAAAACAAATCTGTATAACGAATCGGATAAAAAAGTATATCATAGTCCCGTTAAAATACCTGCATTGATAGATTATCAGGCACAGACATATGAAGGAACTGAATTTGGTCAAGACTTCCAACAATCTGCTACTTTTGCTTTTATTAGAGAGTTTTTGAAAGATGTTGAAATTTTTATTGAAGTTGGTGATGTTATAGAATATAACGGAGAATGGTGGGAAATAGATGGTGTTCAAGAAAATCAATTCTTTGGTGGAAAAAATCCTGACTATTCTTTTGCTACTGAAAGATGGGGTCACAATGTTTCCATAATAGCAACAACACACTTAACAAGACGTTCAAGAATACATATAGAAGAATTTAGACCAGCAATAACAACTGATCATAATGATATTCCGAGTAACATATAATGTTTAATTCTGCAAAATATAGAAAACCCCCAATAAGAAGAACTCGTGATTCTTTTATTGATGATGTCCGTTCAGAACAAAATCAAAGACAAGATTTGGGTAAAGGAAGATCACTACAAACTCGTAGAGATAAAGATAAAACTCGTAGTGTTTCCATTACTCTTTATGATATAGATTTTTCTGTAAAGTCTTTTATTGATCAAAAAATGATGCTTCGTGTAGAAGACAATGGTGAATCTATTGTAGTTCCTGTCATATATGCAAATTCTGAAAAGTGGGCATCAATACAAAAAGATGGTTTCTTAAAAGACAAGAAAGGTAAAACGATAATACCATTGATAACATTCAGACGGTCTGCAGTTTCTATAAAGCCAGAAATGCGTAGAAACAAAGTTGCATCAACAAAACAACTTTATTATGTAATGCAACACAGATACAACAGAATGACACCATATGACAAATTTACCACTCAATATGAAAGAAAACCATCGTATGAGTATTATTTAACCCCTATGCCTGATTTTGTTGATGTCACTTATGACTTTATAGTTTGGTGTGAATATCAAAATCAATTAAATCACATTCTTGAACAATTTGTTCACTTTAATGGGCAGGCATTCGGTGATAAGAATTATTACAAATTCTCAACATATATGGATTCAATGGCCATCGAAGATAACAACACAACTGGTCAAGACCGCGTAGTTCGTTCTTCATTTCAATTAACAGTTCACGGTTATCTGATACCAAAAGATGTTGGTGCAGATACAACAACAAAACGAGTTATTAGTGCTAATAAAATTAGATTTGTTTCCGAAATGTTTGGTGACATTAACTCAATGATGAATCCTGATAATGTAAATTACTATGGAACTACCAATGATTTGAACTCCAGATTGAGAGGTGCAGGTCAAGCAAATGCAGATAGAGGTAGATTCGGAAATGGTAATGATGATGGATCCGATTCACTTGCTGAATTTAGACGCCGTGTTGCTCAAATGGTTGATATATCACTTTCTAGATCTGCAGATGTTTATACATTTGAAGTGGATGAAACTGATTAAAAACACATTTAGAGATTTTACAAACATATTTATATGAGTTATATTTTACAATTTTAAGTGAGGTTTTATATGGCAGACAATGCTGAAAACACAGTTATTGAAAAAGAATTTGAACAGGATGATATTGATACTGTCAAATCATTACAATCCGGATATGCAAGAACTACTGCACAAATTGGACAAGTGGAAATTGAATTACATCTTTTGAACAAAAGATTGGAACAAATGAAAAATTTAAGAGAACGCTTGTTTAACGAATATACCGAGTTACAAACAAAAGAAAGTGACTTGGTAAAAACACTAAATGAAAAATATGGCGATGGTGTTTTAGATTTGGATTCTGGTAAATTTATTGCATCTAAATCATAATTTTGATTTTTTTGCTTTATATTTATATGAAGAATTTGATTCATTCTATAATTTTATGGAGATAATAAGTGGCTAATGAAAGAATTGTAAGTCCTGGAGTGTTTACCAATGAAATGGATCTATCGTTCCTCCCAC